ATATTGAAGAAGAAAACATGAGAATGAGACATCAAAAATTAACTAATCAATAGAGAGGTCTTGACATGGCAGAGGAAGAGAAAAAAACAGTAACCGTTGATCCAGCGGTTGCCGAGAAGGATTTGAATGGAGATGGACACATCTCCCAAGAAGAATATGAGATGAATATGGAATTTAGAAGAAAAGAACTTGAAGATGCCGATGCACGCCGTGACGCAATGAGAAAGATGGCATGGTTCTCGCTCTTTGGTATGTTACTATACCCATTTGCAGTAGTTCTTGCAAATTGGATTGGATTAACAGAAGCAAGTAAAGTGTTAGGCTCTATGGCCGCAACTTATTTCGTATCAGTCGCTGCTATTGTAATGGGTTTCTTTGGCGCAAACGCTTACTCAGACAAGAAGAAGTAAAATAAATGGCATTAGCAGATGTAACAGCAAAACTTGCAAAAGAGACTGCCGCAAATGTGGCAGAAACACAGAAACTTAACAAGTCGAATGTAACCCTTCGTAGTTCTGTTACAGACTTGAAGGGCGCTGTGCAAAGTTCACAAGCGGCAGAAAAAAGAGTTCAGTTTCTAGAAGATTTGTTAGATAAAAATAATGTAGGGTTAGCAGATACCTTCAAGGATACTCTGATGGGCCCACTTGGCACTCTTGCCGATGCAATTCCTGGCAAGGCATTTCTGTTACCTCTATTCAAACTTGCCGCACAAAAAACCCCATTAAAAGGTATGCTTGAGCGCAGAAGAGATCAAGGTCGGGATAAACTGCAAACGGCAAAAGCGACTTCTGCAATTGAATCTTCTGGTATGCAGTTCAGTAATGAAGAAGAAAAACAGGCTGCAATCGAAAGACTAAAACTTGAGATGCAGAAAAAAGAACAAGAAGTTCAGATTGCAGAAAAGAATAAACAAATCTCTGAAATGTTGGGTATTGAGATTGAAAAGTTTGATTCGATTGTTGGTAAAACAGAAGAAGTCCAAGAAAAAATGGAAGAAGTTTCCAGCGGCGGTGGTTCTGGTGAATCGGTTGTTGCTGGTGGTGGTGATAGTTCTGCTTCTATGGTTGAAGAGCAAAGGGATGCAGAAAGAGCATCTGAGCGCAGACATCGTGAATTGATTGATGCACTCAAAGGTGGTTCTGGTGCTGGTTCTGGCACCGCACCAAAAGAAGGAGATGTAAAGGGCCCTCTTGGTGGTGTTGGTGGTGTTATCAAATCTATTGGTAAAGGTTTCAAATATCTAGGCAATAATCTTAAAGCGATTGCTAAAGGCGCTCTTGCAATGGGATTGATGGGTGCATCACTTATTCCATTTGCTATATCTGCAAAAATGTTCAATGATGTAGAATGGGAGTCACTTGCAAAGGCAGGCGCATCTCTATTAGGACTTGCCGCTGTAGCATTTATACTTGGTAAGGCATCTGGTTCTATGATTATTGGTGGGGCTGCAATTGCAGTTCTTGGCGGTGCATTATGGGTTGCTGGTAAAGGTTTCCAACAGTTTGCAGAACTTGATTGGAAAACTATTGGAATGGGATTTGTTGCTATACTTGGTTTGGCCGCTGTTGCCGCAGTTCTATCATTTGCACTTCCATTCATTATTCCAGGCTCTATCGCAATCGCAGCACTAGGAACTGCACTTATTCCATTTGCATATGCCGCTGGACTAGCAGCGCCTGCAATGACAGAAATTGCAGAAGCATTCAAGGCATTTGGTGATGTTCCAATATCAACTATGTTTGCAATTCCAGCCGCACTCGCAGCAGTTGGTGCCGCTCTAGTTGCAATGTCTGCTGGTAACTTTGTATCTGGTATCCTTGATGGTATAGGAAAACTATTTGGTAATGAATCTCCTATCGACAAGATTGTAAGACTTGCAGAATCAGCACCTAATGTTATTGCACTAGGTTCTGCAATGCGTTCCTTTGGTGACGATGTTGATGCAATGATGGAAGGTTTGGATAGACTTGATCCAGCAAAAGTAGATAAACTAGATGACTTCTCAGAGAAAATTGAAAACTTTGTTGACTCGATGCCGGGCGTTATTGGAACTGCAAAGATTGCTGCGTTTGCAGCTGCGTTTGCATCTATTGCCGCATCTGCTGGTATTGCACCAGCGGTTGCAAGTGGTGTAGAGGCTGCAACTGGCGAGGTTATTGAGGTTCAACAAAATCCAAAGGCATATGTTGCAAAACGACAGACATCTGCTTCACTAAACACTCAAACTCAAGATGTGGATATGGGCGATGTTGCTGCTACAACAGAAACCAGCGAAACAATTGTAACCCAAAAAGATTCTACTGAAGTTCCAGAAGGCAAAGTTAAAGTCAAGTACAAGGGCGAGACAGTTCTTGTAGACAGGGATGATGCAGAGAAGGTGAAATCAATTGATGATGAAATAAACAAAATTTCAGAACAGAGAGAATCTCTAAGAGAAGCACACGATAATGCTTCGCCTTACCAAAGGCTTAAAAAGAAAAAAATTAGAGCTGCTGATAGACAGTTGATGTATAAACAACAGCAACTGGAAAAAGATAGAAAGGTTGCAATTGCATCAGCAGTTGGTGATGAAGCAACAATTACCAGTGTAAACCAAGATAAACAAGCAATTGTGGATCAAATGGCTGGTGGGAAATCAACAAAACTAAATGCGGCACAAGCAGAAAATAATGAACTTGCATCACAATCAAAGACTAGTGTGGGTAGTATCGTAAATGCACCAACAACCACTATCAATAATACTCAGAGTGGCGGTGGCGGTGGACAAATGATTCCTATACCAATCAGTGAACCCGATCATAAAACCAAGGCAATGATTGCAAACGATTTTTAACGATAAACTTCTGGTTTTACTGAATCTGGATTAATGTATACTGGTTTACAGTATGCAGTAACCCTGTCTTTGGGGTCTACTCTATCACGATATGAATAGTTACCATATTGTCTAGGAACTGCTTCTGCAAAATACTGGCATCTATCTATAGAGTAGAAATACATTGGGTTGGGTTGAATTTGTCGAGAATCACCTGTTCCTAAAACAACTACCAACATAAATGCGTGTATCATATCTCACCAAATTCTTTTCTAATCTTCCATTGTGCATCGGCAATTCGTAGTTTTATGTTACGAACAAGTTTTTCTGCTTCTGTCTCTGGTATGTGTGGTGGATTGTATATTTCATTTTCCATCCATGCAAGATAAAACAACATACCAATTAAATATGTTACGATAACAATCAATGCAATTAACATCAGTAACCTCTATTTGCTTTATACTCTATTAACCACCAAGCACCACCAATAAGAACTCCAGCACAAAGAACAATCAAAAGTGTGATTGCAATACCCTCAAAAAGTTTTCTCTGTCTTTCTTGTTGATCGTAAATTGCCTGTTGTCTCTTTTTCCGAATCTCTGCTTCCATACGCAAGAGTTCATCCCATGCGGCGGGCCCTCTTGTCCAAGAAATAAGTTTCTTCAGTTCATCTCTCATATCCTCAGCCTTTTTCTTTGCCATGAACGCTGCCATAGCTTCCTCTTCGACTGAGCCTGCGTTGAATATCTTTTTGAATAGTGGTGGTTTCTTAGCGTATTCGTCTGCCTTTTTCAAGTCAGACATCGCTCCCATCCAGCGGCCGAGGTCTTGCCCCATAGATTCAACATCTCGACCAACCTCAAAACCTTTTTTGATTAAATTGAATGCGCTTGTAGCCGTAGCCAAAGCGGTAATAGGATCTATCATAAGTCTCTCTCTTGTGTTGCTTATGATATATTAATTATGTGGATTACTTCTCAACTCACAATAGTATTTATGCGGTGAATTTTAGTTAGTGATATTAAATTTCAAGTTTGGATGGTCTGGGTAGTTTACCACAACTGGGCCTTCTGGACATTCGTAGTCGATATGTGCAAGTAGAGTTGCTTCACCTAGTGCAACTTTATCTTTGTGGTGTCCTTCTAAAGTAATCTTGTATCCAAACTTATCAATCTTATCGTTTGCAGGGCCAGAGAACTTTGTGATACTTGGTGTTGCTGGGTGGACAATGAATTCACTATCTCTTATTTCCAATCTGAATTCTGTAACTTTACAGTCATCACGAAGCTTCTCTCGTGCAACAATGACTTTGAATTCACCATCGGCAGGGCCATCTGATATTTCAAAATATTCTGGCGCCCATGCAAGGATAGGGTCTTCAATACCCAACTTGTCATAGAGTGTATAACCACCACCAATCAATGCCAGTGATGCAGTCACAACTCCAATACCTTTTGTGATGTTATCTAAATCGAAACTAAACATACTACTATTTATAAAAAAAGGGAGACACCATTTCTGATGCCTCCCCACTTCTTTTTCTAAGTGTCAGTCTTTTTATGTGGTGTTACGACTCAAAGAGACTTTCTGCACAAAGGACTATCTGACTTACCTTATTCGTTTGCCAACTTCTCAAAGTATGACATTGCGTCATCATCTTCATCATCAACAGACGCAATCGTAGGCGCTGGTTCTGATTTGAAGTTTGGTGTGAATGGAACAACATCCTCTTCTGCAATTGCAGCAGCAGTCTTTGTTGCAACAACAGTTCCAGAAAGAACTGCATCCAAACGAGTTTTCAATTCGTCATATGACTTAAAGTTAGAAGATGCATTAAACTCTGCAAGAGAATGCTCTGCATTGTAGATTGTCTCCAACTCATCATCACTTGGTTTTAGTTGAGAGGTTGACTCAAACTCTGACTTATCATAGTTCCAGTAACCATCAACCTTACGAATTTTCAACTTGAAGTTTGCACCTTCCCACAAATCAAATGGATTGATTGGTGTTTCGTCTGCAAATTCAGGCTGCATGGCTTCCATAAGTTTGTCGAAAATCTTCTTACCAAACTTATACAGCATTACCTTACCATTGTTTTCTGGATTCATCGAATCTTCAACAACATAGATGTTGGCATAGTAAGACAGTTTTCTTTTCTGCTTACGAGCAATCTCTTTGTCACTCTCTACACCAGAGTTCCACAGTTGTGAGTTATACTCACTTACAGGGTCTTTCTGATTGAGGGTGGTAAGAGAGTTCTCAATATACCACTGTCCAGTAGGGCCTTGGAATGCATGATTCCATACACGAATCCAAGGCATCTCCTCACCTTTTGGTGCAGGCAGGAATCGGATTACAGCGTAACCGTTGCCCGACTTGTCAACATTAGGTTTCCAGAGCCGTTCGTCCACATAGGACTTCTTTTCGGTTGTAGGGGATTCGTCCTTTTGGACTTGTTGAAGTAGTTTATCCAGAGAGTTCTGGTTTCTTAGAGCTGAAATAGACATATGTTTCTCCTTATGTGTATATGTTTTCGTATGTTTAAGTATCTCACATTATGCATAGTAATACTATGCATTTTCATCATTTACTTTATTTATAATACTACATCATCCAACCAAAGTCAAGAACTAAATCTAAATTTTCTTGCTCAATGTATTGAAGGTTGTCGTATTTTTCCCACTCCTCAACAAACTGACAAGTATTATCAGTTCCTAGTGGAGCAGGGTTTACTTTCCAGAACATCGTATCGGGATAGTCTGCAAAGTTTTGTGAGTGTTGTTGTATCCAGTTTACTGCTGGTGTTACAACTGCCTCACTAGAAAGATAATTGTCTGTGCTTTTATACACATTGTTTACCTTTCCATCTACACTACCTAAATCAAATCCAATTAGAAATACATCTGTTGGATTGTGATCTATGATAGCCATTCTTGCGGCGATTGGGCCTGCGCTCCAACCTTCACAAGTGTCTGGTAGAACATGGACTTCATCGTTTTCTTCTAACCATGTAATCCATCTATGATGTTTTGATAACAATTCATCAATTGTTCTTTTATCAGAACCTTTGTTTATGTGATATTCATATAACTGCCTCATTTGATTGGGGTCAGTTCCATTAAGAACAAACTCTGTTCTACCTTGTTTTGAGTTCTCAATGGTATATCCATCACTGTCAAAAATAGTGCCTTCAACTAACATATGATACATTTCGCCAGGCAGTTTGCTCCATGAACGAAAGTAACATTTGTTCTTTATTGCATAACCAGAGGAATACACCTCATGCATCATGCCACCATCTACACAGATTAATGCGTCTGGTGTAAAGTCACGATACAAGGCATTGCAACCGTATACTGCACCTTTTGTTTTCAGATCATCTAGGTCGATACTCTTCCTAGATTCCCCATTACCCAAAACAAACACTTTACTCATATTTCGTTTTCATTGTAACATTATATGGGGTGTTCAAATACTGTCCAGTGCCAAAGAACTTCTTCTTCTCTTCACCAGACTTGAAGGCTGCATTCCATTCTTCTGGGGTCGCATCCCAAAGTTTCTTCTTTGGTTTATACAATTTAGTAAAGTCACCTTTGACTACCTTATTGCCTTCACAATCATATTCCCATTCTCTTTTGTCTGGGTCAATTTCCATACTATCTTCAGGCACAATGTCCACATTACCATCAAAATGATAACCATTCGCCTTGAGGAAGTTTTCAAATGCGTCTAACATCTCATCCAAACTAGAATTGTCTCTAACTTGAAACTCAACTCTTTTAGTATGGTATGGATCAAAGATACTATTTTGTTCTTTCTCTGTGTCCTCAAAAATAAATTTATACATTACAATTTCTCCATCAGTGGGAATATTTTAGCAATCTCAATTGCACATTTCTGTGCAACTTCCATATGCTCTTTCTGCGTTCCATTTGCAGAACGCAAC